ATTATACCAAAAAAGGAGAGTTTATACAACTCTTCTTTCCTATATCTTTCCCCAACAATTTTTTAAGGAAATTGTAAACCTAAGAGGGTCATAATTGACTCCACCAGTACTTTTAAAGTCTCTCCGTGACTAATACGAGTGCCTGGATTCGAACCAGGTCAAAGCCGCTAATCTGGCGGAAAGAGTTTATAAGGCTCCTCTGACTACCAAGTCTCACTCGCATAAAATCAACAACCCTCTTCGTGATCCGTGTGTATTCGGATAAAGTTATCGTATTCTTCTACATCATCACCATAAACTATGTACTCATAATCCTTTGCTGGCATTATGACTACTTCCTTTTCTTCACTGGTTATAATAAAAGACTCTCCATTATCCACTCTTTCTAGTAGATTATCAAAGTCTGTTTGAAATTCTTCAACTGTAAACTTTTCCATTTCAAAAATCAATATAAAATATTTTATCAGGTATTAGAATATCTGTCAATACAACTATTAAAAATCAAAATTTATCTAAATGATCTTCCAATCTAATCAAAAGACGTTCCACATCTTTTGTGTCTGGTCCACCATCTTGTTTAGCATAAAAAATATAATCATCCAATGATACAGTAAGTAATTCAATATCATTTTTTGAAAGCTTTGGGGTTTCCCAACTCATTTAATTTCAAACTCCATTTTTCTAATTTTACGGTTTCTTCTTGCTTCTTGATATGCAAGATCTTCTCTTGTAAAAAGAGAAGATGAATTATTTTTTTGATCTGGTTTTGATATTAATTCCACCAAAGTCAAATCTAATGCAGTAATTTTATCATCTTTTACTGTGGTTAAATTGTCGCATCCACAGCACTTAGTCTGTGTTGGGTGCGAGTGCAACTCTTTGTTGCACATTTTACATCTAATCTTTAACATTTTAATTCATCCGTTTTAATTCGTCAAGTATTTCAATTATAACATTAATTTTTATTCAAGAAAAGATCTCAGCATCCAAACGAACTTGCCATGTGCTTCGTTTAAATCATCAACAAGATTGACAGTTCCTCTTGACTTTTGTGCTTCTGCTTCTTCAGCAACTTCACCTAACATATCTATAATTTTTTTATGACCTTCAAGTAAATCTTCAATCATCTCCATTTCGGAAATATTAGTTTTTGCTTCTCCAACTCCAGATACTTCTACAACTCTAGATAAAGAACTAATAGGTTTAATACTCAAAAATCTCATATGTTCTGATACACGATCAACTTCTTCTTGAATTGCCCCATATTGCTCTCCAAATAGATCATGAATTTGCTTAAAGTCAGATCCAACAATGTGCCAATGGTAAACCCAGGTTTTTTGAAATAGCAAAAAAAGTGACGCCTGAGCATCACTTATGAGTTTAAACAATTTTTCCATTATACTAATACTGTTTCAAGTATTTATAAAATAAAAAGAAAGACAAAATCCCCCGCAAGGGGGATAAATGATATTTCAACCTTGGAGGTTATCAGAAGGTGAACTTGGTCTGAACCACTCCACCCCAAGACGATTCATTTTGGAATCGTTGGTTGTTGCTTACATAGAAGATAGCAGGAGTGATGCTGATGTTGTCCGAAACTTGATACTTATAGAAGACTTCAAGCATCGTGGCATCATCACCAATGAAGTCAGAATTACCGGGTTGACCAACGGCAACACCAGCAGTATTACCTTGAGCAAATACATCAGACCACTGAAGTCCAACGAACCAAGAATCAGAATCGGTGGCACCAGTTTTAGAACCTTTGCCATCTACATCATTATATCCATAACCAACTGAGATAGAAGGAACGAATCCACTCTGAGAAGGTTGCCAGTAAGCATTCAGAGCAATGCTATTGCTTTCCTGACCTGTGGCAAGAGCACCAGACCCTCCTCCAAGGGCATTAAAGGTGCGGACACGACTGCCTTCAGTACCATAACGGTAAGCAACCGCAGCACCCCACTGAGGAGCACGATAACCAACTTGTGCTAGGAAGTTCAATCCACTATCGGAATTGAAGACACCAGTTTCAGTGTTATCACCATCTTGAGAGACATAGTTCAGACCAGCAAGGAACCCTCCCTGACCTTTTGGAACTTGTTGCTTCCATTGAGCACCAAAACCAGCACCAGTTGCCTTGTTATAGACACCAGAGGCACCACCAAGTTGGAAGAAGTCAAGGATTTCCGACTTATAAGCAGAAGGAACCCATGCCATCTCTGTGTTACGAACCAGAGGACCAGCAGTTAAAGTTACACTCTTACCAACTGGGAACTGATAATACAGACGGTCAATCACAACTTGGTCGGCATAAGATTCTGCCTTATCAAGTTTGAATAGTGAAGAACTGGAACCAAAAGGATCAGAACTGAAGTTACCAGAACGCAGACGAGTACGGAGCAAGTCCTTACCAGTGAACGAGGTATCAAAGTTCAGACGAACATCATAGTTAAATGCAGTATTACCTACATCAACACGTTTGTTAGTTTCAAGACCGGGAACGCCACCAAGAATAAAGTTTACTTCACCTTTGAGTTTGGTAGTGGTAGAGAATTGTGTTGCTTCCAAGTTTCCAACACGGTTCTCAAGACCATCTACACGAGCAGTGATAACAGTAAGTTCTGCATCAAACTCAGCAAGAAGTTTTTTAAGTTCATCGGTAGTTTCAGTTACACGATCTAGGCAAGCATTCAAAAGAGCAGCAGCTTCATAACGAGTCATTGCCTGACGACCCACAAAGGTGCCATTAGGATAACCTGCTACGCAACCATAACGCTCTACAAGATTGCTAAGTGCCTGATATGCCCAATCAGTAGGTTGGACATCAGTAAATTGGGTAACGCTTGTGACTTGTTGTGCCGAGGCATACTTATTGACATCCTCAGTATTGAGTTCTGCAGCATTCACCGCAGGAGCAATAAGACCCAGTGCAACAGGCACGAGCATTAGTTTTTTAAGAAAATTCATAAATGTGTTTTAATTAAACGACAAGTGTTAAGAAATCTTACAGGATTTCTTGAACGTATTTAGTTTGGAGCAATACTTGGAATTTGTCAAGCATTTTTTTGTACGGTCCCGATAGAGTTCGGGCGAGATTGGATACACGGATTTGAACCGAGGAGTTCTTCTTAGAAGAGAGGAATGTTACCAATACATCAATTACGCACATATTGATCATATCACTCATTAAGGCAATCGTCAATCCAAGGGGCACATAAACGCATTTCTCCACCTAAAGACTTACATTCATCCGTATAGCATACAGATTCATCTACAGGTTTCTCTGAAAATATTGGAGCAGGAATCTCTACGGGTTTTTCTCTAGTTTTTCTCCAATACTCATCAATTGCACTATCAACATCCCTCTCAATTCTTCGGTCAAGTTTCTCTGGGTCTTTGATGATTAACTCATTAAGAATAGTTTGTGGGAAATATTTTCTTTGCATTTCATCCAATAAGTCCCATAAAGTATTTGTGGATATTCCAGAGCATTGGGAGAGTGCTGCAATAATGGAGGTCAATACAACTCCTATAATTGCATATTGTTTAATATCAGGTTTCTTCTTGCCAAAATTGAAATTAAACATAAAAAAAGAGGAGTATAGAACTCCTCAGTATTTATTAAGTTGTATGTATTTTCAGACTTCAACAAGAACTAATTTATTTGCATAGTTATAAGCAAAGTCAGTTCTTGCCCCATGATGACCCCAACGAATCCACTTACTTGCAAGACGCATGTAGTGAGTAATGGACCCACCAGGTGTTTTCATTTGGTTCTCAATCATCTTCCAATCACCTTCGTGCAGCATATAGTCAAGTTGTGCATCCAGTGAGGAAGGATTAGCACCAATACGGGCAGCGTGTCTTCCTAGTCCATAAAAACGAGGAGCATTAGTCCATTGGATAAGACCATACCCCCCACCACAATTAGGATAGGAAGTTCTAGCACCACCCTCACAAATATTAGGTGTGAAGGTAGATTCTTGTCGGATATTGCCCATAATGGTTGCTATGGCGTTTTTGTCAGTAATTCCACGTTTCTGTAAGAATTCTACAGTCTTCGTTTCATTAGTATTACATCCTTTACAAACTAATCGTTTAACTTTAGGTTTCTCGGGAACAACCTCTTTGGTCTCTGTCTCTTGAGTAGGCGCTTCAGGAACAATTGAAAATGGTTGTACTACTGAAGATGTTGCCATACTCGGTGCTGGCAGTGTTGCCGCTGATGTTGCAACCGCACCCAAAATTGCTACGGTTACATTTGTTAGGTTTTTAAGCATTTAGTTTAATAGAATTCGGCATCCGTATAAAAGGGGGGTATACCAACCCTCTCGGGAGGCACCTTCCACGGCTCTAAGTGTCACGTCACAGACTCATAATAAATCTCATAATATCACAGTATTTAGAATTGATTAAAAATCCACAAAATAACCATTAATATAATCGAGTGATAATACTTCAAGATTTTCTTTTTGAATTACCCAATCACGGATTTCACTATAGATACATTCCGCATCTCTTGCTCTACCCTCTTCACATAAATCGCACATACGATTAATATGTTGTTGTATCGTATTATTGCAGATTTTTTTGATATGAAGTTGCATTAAAGTAATCCTTCCTGAAATATCGGTTCATGACATTTGAATTGTAATACGCAGGAGTCCCACTGTCAAGTGCTTCGGTCAGGACGTTGTTTAAAAATAATTGCCTCGTCTCTTCATAGTTTGTTTTACCTAATGTCTTATGAAGAGATACTATAGTTCTTTGGAACTTATCCTTTCCATGTTTCTTTATATCTTCTTTTAATTCAGGACAAGAACCATAATAATTTTTCCAATCACTTTCTTGTTTTACTTTTCTTTTCTTTCCTTTCGGTGTTCTAAAAGACCAAAAGTATTTTCTTCCCAAATATTTCCTTTGAGTTTCTTCGCAACTTATCAAATAAACAAATCCAAAATTCTCTTGAATATCTTCTGTCTCAAAAACTTTTCCTTGATATAACCAAGGATTATCATAACTCATTCGGGTCTTTAATAATATTCAAAGTATTTATAGATATAACTTATCTTCAACCCTAACAGAGTGATTATAGTCATAAAAAAAGCACCTGTCAAGGTGCTTAATAAATTGTAATATTATATCAACCTTCCATAATTTGATCGAACCAACCCTCACTCATATTGTTGATAATCACATTTGCGTCATTAACTGTTGTTGCAAAGTTATTTTCAAGAAGATATGATGCTACAAACTCGTATGCGGCATATGCCTCTCTATTGAGTTCCTTTTTCTCGTTGGGTGTGAGGACACCTCTTTGTGCTCCTCTTGCTGCCTGCTTTGCCTTTACGGCAGGGTCATTGGACTTATAGGCATAACCATGAAGACCAGGATTTGATGAAGTTGT